AGAGTTTAGTACTCTTTTACAACTGTTAACACTATAACGTAAGAATCACCACTAGCGTGTCCAGTGGTAGTTAGTTTTATGTCACCTGTTTTCCCACTTGCTGCTGCAGTATTTTGCAGACCACCCATATAGGAAAAATCTATGTCATCGCTATAATCAGAATTTAAATCCCAACATATAGTGTTTGTACTAGCGTTCCATAATAACTTTACACTCATGCCAAAAGTCGAATAGTTTATTCTATTAACTTTACAGCCTGTACAAGTAGCACCATCCGTGCTTCTTGCAGCTAATGCACTTACATCTACTTTAGTGACAGCTGATTCACCAGTACCATCAGACGTATTAGTAAACTGTATAACAGCTTTTCTATCGTCGTCAACAATCGTTGTTGAGGTTACTGCATCTGCCATATCCTACTCCTATGCGTCTGCGAATGGAGTCACCACAGTACCAGAAGCAAGGTTAATACCCTCTACCGCATACTTGGCTGCACCAATAGCAGTCACTTTGATAACTGTTCCAACTATACCACCTTGAGTAGTACCGTTAAAAGTCATAACATCATTAGAACCACCTGACATAAAAGTTTTACCTGCTGCATCACTTTTACCCATGTACAGCCCACCAACGAATTTATCAGTACCATCGGTTAGAATGTCCATATCTGTAGCAGCAGTTTCTACTACAAAAGTAAAAGTAGCACCCAAATTGTTTAATTGATTTGGATCAGTGTTATCACCTGGATCTGTTGCAACAATACTAGGTAAAGTAAATTTACCATCTGCGTCATTACAAGTTAATATTTTACCTGAGTGTGCTGCAACTGTAAGACTAGTGTCTGCTGTTAAACTAACAACATTCGCATTACCTGCAGAAATAAATCCAGCTAAAGATACGACTGGACCTGAGAAAGTCGATTTTGCCATAATTTTTCTCCCGAAAAATAAGTTTTACCATCTTGGCTTGTCTGCTAGGTCAGTTGGTAAAACAAGTTAATATTCCCTAGACTTTTTATGATATATCACTTCTGCAAAAAAAGAAAGGGAGCTAAATGCTCCCTTCCTAAAGATCGTTTAGAACTTACGCTCCAGGAGATCCGTATATGCCTCTCCAATCACTAAATCCGAAAGAATATCTTTCTCTAGCTTTGTATCGCATATTTCCTGTCTCGAAGTCACCTTCCATGCCAGTTGACATTGCAGCTCTAACAAAATGCTTCATTCCGTTAGGAGCATCTGTTTTAATGAAGAATGCATCTGTATCTGTTAAGAAATGGTTAACTGTGTAACCGTCAGGTAGCATACTCATATTTTTAAGAGCATTAATATCATTGTCAGAAGTTGCGACTCTATTTGGAGTATTCAACAATCTATCTGCAACGAACTGCAGTGCTGGTGGAACGATTAGTTTTCTAGCTTGAACGTTAGTTTTTAAACCACGCTCATCTTTAAAACCTGCAATATCAATCATTGCATTTTCTAAAGAAGTTTCGTTTAAATCCGCAGCAGTGCTGGGTTCGTTAGACTGATCACCAGCTGTTAAAGTTGGATGATCTGTTGTCATTAAAGGTTTGCCGTCGCCTCCTGGGAAGGAAGTTGAGAAACCATTGTTTAGTACATTCGCTGCTTTCACTTGTTTCGTTTGACTCATAGAACGAGCTAACGCTTTGGTGTATCTAGCTGATATACTATCATACAGATTGTCTTCTATAGCTTCTTCTGTGAGAGAGAAAGCTAATGCTACGGTTTCATGTGAATACCTAGCTGTGAAAGTTTCTTGAGCATAGTCGTAAGTGACTGCTGCACCTTCACCTTTCACAGGAGCTTCACCGAAACCTGATAACATAACTTCTTCCTCAAACGCTCTATCTGAATTTTCTGTATCGAAAATTTCAGTATGTTCGTTTTCGTATCTGCTATATTCTAATCCAAAGAGAGCGTTTAATCCAGGCTCTAGTTCTGCCACTAATTGGGCTCTGTTAATTGCCATTATCTATACTCCTTATGAATTACCGAACACAGAAGCTGGGAACGTCACGTACACTCTAGCATATTGTCCAATAGAATTACTTGGCTTATCTGGGAAGCCTACTACTGTCGCAATACCACTAGAGGTTGTTGTTGTCACACCCTCTTTTGATCGACCTGTTGAAGAATCACCTGCAGTTGTGCTGATAGTGTTTGTTGTTCCTATTGATGCTTGTGTAGGAGTACCAGTAGACTGAGCCTCGTAAACAATATCAGGATCAACATAAACTAACGCTTTTGCATCTGCAGAACCTAAAGTAGCAGTATCAGCTGTCCACATCTTCGAAAAGATCTTTTCACCTGACGTTGCTGTATATTCCACTCCATAGAATACGCCTAGAGGAGTACCTGTTGCAGTACCCTGTATAACATAACCACTTGAGAGATTTACTACGTCACCTGAAAAAATCGAAGCATTTGTAGCACTTGCTATTGCAAACTCTTGAGGTCTGATTACGCCACCAGACATATGATATGCGGGAGTGAAACCATCTGGGTCATTAATATTCGCCATTTTTATTCACCTATAATATATATGTGTTAAATTTACCCTAATTATAAAATTAAGATCCTTTACCGAAAGTTACTTTCGTTGATCTATTAGGTTGACTAATAGGCATCGAAGGATTACTTTCTCTCATTAAATCTGTGTCGACAGCATTCATTGCATCAGCAGTCATATTATCAAAATATTCTTGCCTCTCTTTAACTGTCTCCTCAGGTATTCGTGCCAGGATCAATCCACCTACTCCGATAACACCTGCGTGCACACCATCATTAATCGTTGGAGCTTCAAAGTCTGGATACTCTTCAGCACGAACAGGCTCAAATCCTTCACGTAAACGTTTGGACATGTTAGTTCTGTCGTCCTGACCTAATATAGACTCTCTTATCCATCGATGTTTAAATCCTGGTGGGGCAGGAGGTGCATCTAGTGCAGAGGGTTGTTTCCATGGTGTTCTGCGAGATTCATTTTCTCGTGCGTTGGCAGATCTTGGAGTTCGATCTGATGCGACAGGTTCATTTACATTATTAGTATTTTCTTCTGACATTTTTTACTCCTTAATTAGATTTAACATATTTAGCATACTCTTCAAGAGGCACACCGAGTTTTTTTGCAATAGCTACTTGACTCTGTGTGAGTTTAATAGTTTTACTGCGTGCTTTATTAGTTCTAGCTTGTCTTGTAGGACTAGCGACTCTCTGCACGGGAGAGTCAGAAACTTGTTCTCGAGAATCATTATCGGTAATTATTCCAAAATTAGCAAGTCTCTTGTCTAACTCTTCATAATATCCGTCAGTTGTTCCGTCGAATCCTTCTTCCATCAACTCACGATGTATACCGAATGCTGCAAAGGTTGCACCTTGGTTCTGTCCAAACCATGTATTTTTTGCAGCCCAATCTTGAGCTTTTTTATCTGGTACAGGTGCACCAGCATTATTGGGTATGTAAGAAGCTGTTTCAGTAGGTGTTTCTGTTTCACCATCTTCAGCTTTCTTTTTCTTTTGTTCAGAGACTCTACGGAGACTTTCTTTTTCTACAGAAAGTCTAGATAATTTCTCGTTGGCTGCGACAATAGCCTCTGTATCTCCTTTATCAAAAGCCTCTTTGTATTCAGCTTTTGCTGCTTCTAACTCAGTAGATATTCTATTGTCATATTCAGAAAACATTGCTGTATTAGCAGAATCGGCTTTTTTCTTAAGTTTTTCATTCTCTTCTTGTACTTTTTGAGCCCAAGTAATAGCTTCTTCACTTTGTCTTTCTGATTCTCTGAGTTTATAAGTAAGTTTGTTTATTCGTTTTTGAACACCCTCGCTATACTCTTCTTGCTCAGATTTATCTTCTGTAGGCTGTTCTTCAACTACCTCCAGTTTCTCTTTCTGTGATTCTTCTTCCTTTTCTTCTTCAGCAGGAAGTTCTACTTCTACTGCTTCTTCTTTGGCAAGCGTTTCTTCTTGTTGCATGGCTTTCTCCATGTTATATTTAGTAATCCACTGCTTCAGGATCAGGTATTCTAGCTAAAATCTCGTCATCATTTAAAATACGGAGTTCTCCTCCATCTATCTTAAATCTAGCTCCAGCATACCTGCCGAACAGCACCCATTCTCCCTCTTTACACCATGCACCCTCAGGAAACTTTACAGGATCCTTATAAGCGTCTGGTCCAAGAGAAATAACATATCCTACAACTGAGGATATAGTGTCTCTTTCTATTGTTCCTTTGTCTAAAATTATACCACCATCTGTTACTGCTGCTCTTCCTCTAGGAAGTATTAACACTCTGTATCCTGTAGGAACAGGTAGTTGATCTTTTTGTGAAGTAGCTGTTTCTGGTGTCATTTGTGTATCTTGGACTTCTTGTTCCATTTTCTTTTTTACTGCTCCAAAATTATCCACAGTATCTGGTAAAGGTTTACTCATCTATTTCTTTCTCCATATTCTTTTGCAGGTCTATTATTTCTTGTTCGGCAGAGCGAAGACCTGATATCTCTCCAACGACACGTTGATATTGTTCGTGATTTGCAACACCACCTGATGAAAGCGTCTCCTCAAGCGAGGAAATACGATCCCTGTACTTTTTTAACAAGTACTCTACGACTTTAATATAATCCATTAAGGCTTGTGGTGTATTCCCTGTGTTGCAGCTCCAACACCTTTAGTTTTAACTTTACCATCAAAAAGACCTCCGTCTTTCATCTCCTGATACATTCCACCACCTTTTAGTTTTTTCTTTTTACTTAAAGCCTTAAAATCTTCTCCTTCTAAAACTTTTGGATCTCCAGCCATAGCTGCAATCTTTTTCTGTTTGGGAGAATACTCCCCATATTTACCTTTTGGCATAACGACTCCTATTTACGTTTTTTAGTTTTCTTTTTCTTTTTAGGTCTTCCTACTTTGCTTCCGTAAGTTCCTGGTCCTTTTGGCATAACGACTCCTATTTAAGTTGTGTTGGTTTTCTGCGCTTGTTGTCAACTGCTCCGCAGCCTTTACTTTGCACAAAAATACCACCGTTTTTTAACATCATAAGACCACCATCTTTCTTTTTAGCAGTTTTAGCTGCATCTTCGAAATCTTTTTTACTAGGTGCACCTTTAGCACCTACTGGTCTTGGCTTTCTTCCTTCTTTTTGTTTCTTGTTAATATTATAGTAGAGACCTTTTTTAACAGTTCTACCATCTTTTGTTTTGTGTGTATCTTTACCCATCAGTTCTATCCTCTGCGTCTTTTACTTGTTTTAATATTTCGCTATAAGATTTTTGTGTTTTAACTTCAGCGTCCATTGCATCTTTTTCTCGTTGAGCAGCAATTCTTTGTTGAGCTATGTCTTCATTCTTATCTGCTTTTGCGAGAGATGTTTGTGCGTCTAGCTCTGCTTTAGTTAACTCTGTTTGAGCTCGTATTTGATCAGCTTGAGCTTTACGTTGTATTTCCATTTGTTGTAGATCTAATTGTTTATTAGCTAAATCTATTTGAGGTTGTTGTTGAGCAATCTGTTGTGCTTCTATTAGAGCTTGCTCTTGTCCTGTAATCTGTTGTGTTGCTTGTGCTGCCATCATGGCTATTTGATTCTCTACTTCCATAGGTACAGGTTGTCCAGGTTCAGGTAGTTGCATTCCTTGTTCTGCCATAAGTTGTTGCACCTGTAGTCTATATTTCAACGCTTGATGTTCTTGTATGTGTGCTTGTAAAGCAGACAATGCAGCAGGGTTTTGTTGTACCATAGGGTTTTGCATAAACGCCATATGTGCTTGTATGTGTGCATCGTGGTTTTGTTCTAAAAATGCTTTTAAAGGCATTCCCATCAATGCATCCTGATTTTCTTGTACTGGATCTTTTGGTATAGCCTCGTCTTCAGGTATTAATATTTCATCTATGTTCTGTACACCTAAAGCACTGTACATTTTATAATATGCCTGATGTAAGTCATGTAATTGTGGTGCACTTTGTGCTAATTGTAGTTGAGTTTGTGCTAACACTACTCTTTGGCTCATGCTAAAAATATTAGGGTCACTAACAGGTAAAACATCTACTTGACCGTCAAAATCTTTAGCATATACAGTTCTTGACCCTCCAACTACATCGTATGGGTACTCTGGTGGTAAAGACTCAGAAAAAACTCTCGCAAGAAGTTTAAACTCCATTTTTTGAGCAAAATGTAGTCTTTTATGAATAGCAGACATAATTTTACTTCCACGTTCCATCATTGCTAGTGTTGTACCTACTGGAGCTTCTTGACCCATGTCACCAAGCTTCATGTCAGCAATATTAGCAAAACGTTGTCCACTGTCAACTAAAACACCTAAAAGTTGGGCTAATACACCACTCGGCTCTTTGTACGGCAACGGCATGAGTGCATCTCTAATGGTTCCACCTGGAACATCAACATCTCGCCATTCTCCAGGTTCAATAGGTGTATCATCGTCTCGGATACGCATTCCTCTTGCTTTGAACCCTGCTGGA